CCTGATGCGATCAAGTATTTAGAAGTTCCACCATTTTGGATGCTACTTCCTAATTCACCTACGGGTCTAAAACCAAATGGCGCGTCTTTATTAGCCATGATTTTTCCTCACAGTAAATTGTTCAACACACCCCTCATGGATGTGTCAATTTTGTGTAACTTATGTGCTAGGAAACTTAATTAGGTTTCTTGCCACCAAATGTTACGCGAGATCGCCTGCTTTCATTTTGTACAGGCATGCTAGGATGTTGGTCCTTTAAAGGATCGTTTGCGATTGCGTCGTCTTTATCTTGCGTTACTTGTGCAAAATGTTTCTTACGCTCTTCAACCGTTTCCTTAGGAATTCGCGCTAGCATTAAACCTCCAACAGCTATGACACCATTATACTTGCCTGAATCAATTTGAGGCCATTCAACGTTAGGGTATTCATCAGATCTGACAAATTCCCAACCTTCGCGTAGTCTAGCGGATACATTTTTTTGATCCATCTGTCCTACAGATTCGGCCCTAATCCACCTATGGATAAATCCTGGTGGCGCAGGTGGTGCGTCTAGTTGTGACGGCGGAGCCCATGGTTTCCTTCGAGAAACTTTCTCTCTGGTTTCAGACTCGCGTGATGGTAGTTTGGTTGCTTGTTTTGTTTTCATTATCATATGCCTACTCCTTCACGTATTTCGCATATTCGCTTAGTGGCACACCTAATTTTTTTGAGATAGCTACTTGTGATGGTGTGAGTCTCACAGTGCCACGGCGCCCTTTAATTGGTCCACCCCTGTTAGCAGAGGCAACCGTTTGAGTGGGCGAAACTTGTTCAAACTTATGAGGAAATGTATCCTTCATCCGTTTGTCTATTTCATTATAGTACATATCGGAGCTCGGGTCAAATCCTTCTTCCATTAGTTTACGATGAATTGAGAAGGATGTCAAGGTCATTGGTTCATCTTCTCCAAACCATTTGTTCTTCTCAGCCCACGACTCTGCCTTTGGATCAGGCGGTGGTGGGGGTGGTGGTGCTTGCTGGTACTGGGGCTGTCTAGGCATTTGAGGCTGATTTGGGTTAACCCCACGTGCCTCCATTTCCTTTTTCAACCTTTCGCGCTGTGCTTGCGTTGACTTGACACGCTCCGCCTCAATGGCCAAACGCGCCAGTTTTTGCTGCGCATCCACTTGTGCATCACTGTCTGCGAGTTCCACGGCGGCTTTCAAGGCTTTTTTAGCCTCGGCAGTCTCCGCTTCAACACGTCCAGCGAATTCATTAATGTAACCAGTGTCCAAGCTTTTTGCCTTGTAGCGCATTTTCTCTGCGTCCGTTTGAACGCCTTTCGCGTATTCAATGGCAGCTTGTTCCCGTCTTTCCGATTCCCGTAATTTCTTTGTTAACTTGTCAATACGGGATTGAACCTTTTTCCCGTAGTCCTCCATATCCTCCGAAGATGCAGTTTCTTTTTGTGGTTCAGTGTGAACCTCGGTTTCAACCGCTTCCGGTTCTGGATCAGGATTAATTATTTTTTCCGTTTGTTTTGGAAGTTCTACTTCAACATGATCCCCTTCCGATGGAAGGTCCACCATCTTGGCATCTGCTTCCGATTGTGGCTCTACTTTCGTTTGAGTTTCTGCAGGCATCTTTCCTCCTGTTATCTATATTGCAAGATATCCTCTGGGTCTTTTACCACAGCGATTATCTCGTCATCATTAAGTATTCTCACTTCACCACCCTCTATTCCAAAACGGGATCCGGCGTATCGACCAAATATAATCCAGTCGTTTTTCTTGCACCATGGTCCGTTAGAAAATCTCTCTTTGTCTTTATAGGCATCAGGTCCAACCTTTAATACTAAACCCGTAACTGTTGTATAGCCCCGCTCCTCGATTGTCTCATCAGACAGTATTATTCCACCCTTAGTTTTTCCTTGTCCCTTGTAGGGGAGAACTAAAATTCTCCATCCTGTGGGGTCAGGTAATCTTTCTAAAGCTTTATCAGTATCTTTATGTTCTATATTTTCAAGAGCCTCTTGTTGTATTTTTGCAACAAAACGGTTCTCTTTTTCTTCCGCAATTTTGTTATTTTCATCCGCCTCTATGGATAGGTCTTTTTCTTCCAGGGCAAATCTACGTTTCGGTATCTCCGTCATAATCTTTCTGCAGGTCCTGTATTTCCTGTTCCATCATTGCGTAGGCTTTAAATTCCCCTACGGTTTTGTTATATTCATCCCAGCTTGGTAACCCAGCTGCAATGACTTCTTTCAATTCTTCACGTCGGTAACGAATCTTTTTCAAGATCCGGTAAATGGCGTTCGTTTCTTCCACTATTTTTTCTTTTTTATCTTTCCGCCGTGCATTTTTTTGCTAATCTTACCGCCGCGTTTAGCCATTGTGCTCGCTCCAGAATAAGCGCCATGTCCTAGTGCTCTTTCCATGCCTTTACTTTCAGCACGTCTTCCTGCCATAGAACCTCTCGCTCCTGGATGTCTCGCTCCCAATGACTCATCAAGTCTTGCATTATAGCCTTGTTTCATTGGCCCACCGGCTTGCATTTTCTTGATCTTTCCACCCTTAGCTTTTTTTGTCACTCCACCTTTCTTGTAGGTAGTGGTTTCAAATTTCTTTCCAGGTGTTGCACGACTTTCTCGTCTAGCGTGTATTTTTCCAACCATTTTTTTCTCCTTATGGGTGTTTACTTCAAAGCTTTCCCTTTGTCAACATTAATCCCTTTTTGTTTCTCATAGGTACGCAACGCACCCATGCCCAAAAGAGCCATGACAAGCGGCATCAACGTTCCCATGTCCAGTTCAGGAAGGGGCATTGTCTCCACCTTGAATGTCGCCAAAAAGAACATCAGAAACTGTTTCAGGACGTACTCCCAAAAAATTGCCAATGCACAGGAGAATCCAATCAATGGTCTCCAAATCCGTTGTATCATTCCTGAAACGCCGCCAGCTTTTGACTGCGCGTCCGCCAGGTTGATGTCCATCTGCCGTTTCTTAAGTTCGGCTTCAATTTTCATTATGGTGTTGCGTGCGTTTAGGCGTTCCTCATCACTCGTGTGAATTTCGTCAATCACCTTGGTGACAGCCTTTATGGCTCCACCTCCGCCACCACCAAATAAAGTACCTATTATTCCCATTATACTAAACTCCTTATACCACTATTATACATATTTGCCATCATATTCTTAAACATTTGTTGATTTCGTGGCTGCCCTGGGTTTTTAAGAGACGCGTAATATTGAGGCATTGGTGAATCAAAACTTTGCTCCATAAAAGGTCTATTCGCCCAGTTCGCGTATTTTCCATAACCACTACGGTTACCATAATTCAAATTTGAGCTACCCCAGCCGCCCCAGCCGTAACCGCCTCCGCCACCGCCGCCTCCGCTAGTTATTGTAGGTCGTCTCCACCAGTCGTCCCAACCTGTGCCTGATACATCATCAAAATATTGTGTGTTAGGATTTCCAGTGGTTATATCTTGCAAATCTTCTAAAGCTTCAAAAAAAATTTCTCTGTCTCCTGTAGCTATGGCTTGCTTGTATTTATTTAAAAGAGACTGATACAATTCATCATTTTGCCACCCACTCATTCCTTCCGGGACGAAAATTGGTTGATTAAGATACTTAGGGTCATTAGTAAGTTCGTAAGCCATCCTTGCTAAGTTTTCAGCGTTTGTTACAATTTCTGAACCAGTTTCCTTTCTAAATTTAGATCTATCATATATACTGGATCTTACATCCGGAGTGCTAAAACTGTAGTCCGCTATTTTATCATCATAAATTATATCTTCTGGTATAGGGTCAGTATAATATTCTTCAGGAGGAATGTAGTTATTATTAGTATTACCACCACCAAAATCTGTAGTGCTTCCTGCACCACCTAAATCTGGTCCACTTCCATAATCCTGTTGTTCACTTGATGATCCACTGCCACTTGCCCATCCACCACCTTCAGCAATGCTTCCTCCTTCCCAGTCCCATGAATCATAGTTGGGAATGTCGTGTGGTCCCTTGTGTGGTGTTCCTGGTTTGTGCTCCTGAAGCATCTGTGCTTCGTCACCTGTTATGTAAGCTAGGTGCGTCTGCGGTGCGCCTGGACGCGTTTTCAGTTCACGCGGAAGTGTGACTATTCCGCTGTCCATGTGGTTTCCTGGATAACGGTTCATTATTCGGGTTGTTCCAATTGATCTGTTTTTTGATACATGTCAGAATTAGGATTGATAATTCCTAGGTCCCAAAGATATCCTCTAAGTCCTTTAACATCATTTCCAAATATTCTCATAATCCATGGATTCTTTTCCACAGTCTCAGTTATAATTTCTTCTTCTGCTCCATCTGTAATATCAATAGTTTCTGATTCTTCAAAAATATCATTAGGCTGTAAAGGATTTAAAATCCCAATATTGCCGGACATAAATTCATCCATTTCATCTGTTTCTTCAATTATAGGAGGTTGAGTATCAAAAAATATTCTCTCAATATCTTCATCTCTTTCTATGTCCCCTCTTAGATAAGATTGTAATTTTTCCCAATCCTCGTTGTAAGGTCCGTACCAAGCTGTTCCTGGTGATTGATCCACTTCCTCAAGTAATTCCCAAAGTGGTCCTCTATTATTTTCTGGTAAAAATCTAGGATCGCGTGGAATAACTTTTCTTTTCTTTTTAGGAAGAAGTCTTTTAGCCCAACTAACGCCAGGCATAAAGTTTTCTGCCGCACTCATAATGCCAGAAAACGCGGACGCTCCTGGAAATTCTTTCTTATACCAATCTTTTCCCTGCTGTCCAAAATTGCCAAAAACATTATGCACAGGAGCCCTTACCGCTGCTTTATTTTTTCCTGTAAATAGTGATCCAACGTCACCAAAAAAACCCTGTGATTTTGCTGGGTCTGTAAATAATGTTCTTCCAGTTCTTCTTGCCCCTGCTGGTAATCCACTTGTATCAAGAAGTTGTGCTCCGCCACCACCTTTGATTTGGTTCATGAGCATTTGATACATGTTACGGGATTCATTTTGATCTGTCGTAACTGCGGGCTGTCTGACTAATGTATCTTTTATTAAATCAATATTTCTTATTTTACTTTTTCCAGTATCATAACTCTGGGTATACCAATCCGTAGGACGGGACATAGCCCATTGTGGATCGAAGCGCGCACGGCTGCCATGGCCGTACGACTTACGATCCAGTATCTCTTGTGATGATGGTTTATAAGTAACCACTATGCACCTGGTACAATTATAACTTTAAGCACTACCAGAACAATGACTACTACAATTCCGGCCTTTATCCAGTCCTTCATTTTCCAATCATTCCATTCTTTTAGGTGTGCCCAAAGATCTTTCAATAAGTTCATTTGGTCCTCCTATTTATTATGTTTAACGGGGATGCCCCCACTTGGATAACCATCCTTATTTACCCAAGGTTCCGTATGAAAACCGTCAGCTTTAAATAATCCTCCAGCATTCATTTTCTTTGTTTTTCCACCCTTCTTGTAGCCAGTCATGTTCACTTTCTGCCCAGTCTCTTTTGCATGTTTCTGAGCTTGTTGAACGCCAGCTGAAGTGTAGGAAAATTTTTTACCACCTACATTTGGCATTTTTCCTCCTTTGTTTTTATTAACAGGTTTACTTCCATGCTCATCTGTCCACTTCTGCGCCATTTGTGGCTTATTCATCCACATCCATTTTCTCTGTTTTTCGGATTGAAAGGGCATTAGTGTAGAGTTGGCTTTTCTTCAGTTTTAAATTGCTGCAACATTTCCTCTGTCGCGATAACACTATCGGCAACAGCTTGGAACATGTGCACTGTATCCTGAGGCCCCAATGCCTCCAAATACATATTTCGAGTCACAGCCATCAATCCCGAACACACTAGCATATAATCCTCATGCGTCTTGATTTGAGAGCGTGCTATCTGCTCAACTTTATGCATCGTGTCTGCAATCTTAACTAGACTTTTTTCCATTTGCTTTCGATCTCGCATTGTTCTTCGCTATCCTCTCGGCTGTTTGGTCTTTCATCGCCTCACGCGCTGAAATCATATTTTCTTTTAGCATCTGGGTTGCATCCGCGTTAGCTTGTTTATCGGCATCTGCTGCAACTTTCATTAATTCCAGACCTGTGTCCGCTTCCAGTTTATCACGTTCCAGATCCATCTTTTCAGAATCCATCGCAATATCCTTCGCTAGTCTAGCTTGTGTTTCCATTGCTTTCAAGTCAATTTCTTGTTGCTTTAATTTAACCAATGGATCCTTAGGTTCCTGGCTCATTCGTGCTTCTTCATCTTTCGCTAATTGTCCAGTTAATTGCGCTTCAATTTGCGCCTGTTCCGCCGCAATCTGATTTGTCAGTTGATCATTTTTCTGTTGCAACTGCTGCATCATTTGTGGATTATTCTGCGCCTGTTGCATCTGTTGCTGCATCTGTTGCGCCTGCTCTTTATATTTTTCATTCATTTGCTCACCGGCCATCAGTGCAATGTGCTCTGAAATATGCGCCTGTAGCATTGCAAATAACTGCGGGTTAATCTGAACCATTCTTGTAAACATAAACTCGGAGTGTCCTTGAATGTGCGCCTGGTGATCCTGCATTGGAAATGCCTTTGGAGCCTGTCCTTTCATGGCCATTCCATTTTCTGTTGCCGGACCAGTTGGTGCCGGTAAATCAGGATCTGGCTTTAAAATTGCATCCACGTTATCCACACCCATCGCCATGTACATTCTTCTGTACGCTTCACGCAAATTGTGCATTTGGGGATTGGATGACGCCAACTGCAATTGCTGCTGCGCCAATGTAATTCGTTGCGCCATTGAAAAAATGTTTGGATCCGAAATGGGAAGAATATCAACACGATCATCAAAATCCTGTTGCTTAATCATACGATCACCACCAACCACTTGGTATGGATATTCCGGCGGCAAGTATAATTGGAACACTTTTGCAAGAAGTGAAAACTCCTCACGCTGTCCGTAGTGCAGTCTTTTATGAATGGCACTCATGACTTTGGTTCCTCTTTCGAGCAACGCCAAAGTAGTTCCAACGGGGTTCTGTTCGTTTCCTTCTCCCATTTTCATATCGGCTATCGCCGCAAAAGATTTTCCTGCGTCAACAGCAAAACCTAATAATGCAAATAATGTTTGTGAAGGTTCCTTGAATGGTAATGGCAACAATGATTCCCTGATGGAATTTCCTGTTACATCAACGTCCCTGAATTCCCCTGGCTGCAATGGCTCGTCATGGTCGCGTATACGCATGCCACGTGCCTTGAAACCTGCTGGAAGATTGGCAAGAGTACCTGCATCAATTAACTGCCGCAAAACACTTGTTGCAGTTCTTGACAATCCACCAAGCATATGTATTAGACCAAAGCCGTAAAACCCCAGTCCTGGGAGGAACTTAAAGTGTACAAAATATTGAATCTTGTGATAGAAAGCGTCTTCCTTTTTCCAGTTTCTTCGAATGGATAAAATAGTGGAAGAGTACTTGTCAATGGTAACAATGTATGGAAGCTTGATTCCCTTTGGATCCTCGAATCCTGGAACGTCAGCGTTCACATGCATCTCTAAAATTTCATGTTCGTCATCATCGTTGGCGTATTCCTTTTGAACTCCCTCGAGCTCATTAACTTTTTCCTGTACTTCTGAAACATTAACATCGCCGCTTGGCAATTCAACATCCAGATAAAATCCCTGCACCTGCAGTTTTCGTACGTCATTATTCGTCATGCGCACGACATGCGTAATTCTTTCTGCCGTTTCCAGATCCGTTGACATGTAATTGACAACACAATCCTCGCCGGTGATAAACTTCGCCACTGCCCGTTTCATGATTGGACAGAAATAAACTTTCTTGAACGCCGAACCTGACAATGGCAGATAAAATAACAGCTGATCCATTTCCGGATCGTATTCCTTCATCACCGTTGTAATTTGGTAGTTCATGTAGTCCTTTACGCGTTCCGCCTGATCCTGCACTTCAGGTGTGATTGCGCCTACGATTTGGGTGCGTACGGGGCCGCTTGGGGGGAGAAGTTCCTTATAAGCTTGGGCTTGAAACTGTGTAACAGATTCAGCCAATAAGGGATGTACGACCCCTGATGCACCTTCGAAGGGTTGGGTGCGGTCTTCATACTTGAAGCCCAGCATGTCAAGTCCTTTAACATAGGTATCTTCCCAGTCTTTCCTTGACTCCTTGTCCGCCTCGAATGCTCCTACAAGATCTAAAGCGAACTTGCGGGATTTGCTTTCATCGATGTATTCCGCCAGGTTTGCATCGAATGGAATTTGTGATTGGTCGACGGGTGCGTTTGGATCAAAATTGACCTCTGCCCCACCGTCCGGTGTTTCCGTTAATTCTACGTCTGATTCAAAATCTACGACTTGCTCCGGCAGTTGAATTTCGGCGCCCACTTCTTCAATGTCCAGCGCGCCTTGCAATGCCTGTAAAGCCTTATCAATATTATTATTTGGATTCTTCTTTGCCATCTATCTCCCCTATAGTGGTGGCACGACATCATTCAAAATGCCGTACGGTAAAGGTCCTTTTTCCGGTGGAACGGTTTTTGTCAAACCACCTTCCTTGTACGCCGGAAGTCCCTTTGCTATTTTCTCCAGCGCCTTTTTATTTCCTTTCAGCATCAGAGCTGGCGCACTAAAATATTTTACCAGATCTTCTGATCCATACCGGCTAGTTTGTCGATCAACTTTCGCGCCGATGCTCGTTTCAACCAAGTCCGCCCCACTTTTGGCCTTGGCCTTGCGAATGGCGTTCTTCAGTATGTCACCGTAGGCGATTATGTTCCCTTTGTAATCCTTGTCTCCAAGAGTTTTTCCTAGGTTCTTAATCGTCGGTGTCGAAAAAGCCACGCCATCATAATTACCATCTTTTGCCACGCGAAGCAAATACTTAATTGCGAATTCCATGTAATCCTGTGAATTCTTAAACGGACCTTCAGGAATTCCGCTGTGATCGCCCTTCGCGATCTTAGGCTGCTCAATGTTTCTTATCATGTCCTTTTGCTCATAGAGCTTCGCCAGTTTTGGTGAATTAGGATTAGTCTCTAACAGACGGTCAATCTGCCGCTGTATGTTTGCCATCTGCTCAAGGTTCGCCTTGCTGTCAACAGGCACATCCACATCCAATCTTGGGGCGTAACGCCCTCCCTTTGGAATTTTCTTTCCTGCCTTTTCCGCTGCTCTCATGGCGGCTGAAATTGGCTGGTGCATGTCGGACTGAAACTCCTCTACGAACAGTAATTTATTTCCGTATTCATCTATGCGGTCACTTACACGTGCATGCATAAAAGCATTCTCATGTTGGGCTGCCCCGAAGGAATGCTGGTATTTGTATTTCGGTTCGTTAACACGTGGTCCCTTTGGCTTCCAGTTGAAGAGAAATTCACGGTAATTCTTTCCACTGGTGCTTCCTAGAACCTGTGAAGTTCCGTGCTTAGGACGGTCAATGAAGGCTGAACCTTCCATTCCCACACCACGTCTTCTTGACGCGCTGAGGACATCCGTCATGACCTGCTTGATTTCGTACGGAACGGAAACGTTGTTCGCCGGAATTCCTTCCGTCGTCACGTTCTTGATTCCGTAGGCGTTATCAAAAATGTCATCCAATCTTGTCAGAACTTTTTTAGCGGTCTTGTCATCGCTGATGTTCTGTGTCTGCGCCTGCAAGAAACGTATGATCTTTCCCGCCTCCGGCGAAAAGACCGTTGAGTCAATGCTTTGAATTCCTTTCGCAAGGGACATTCCCGCGTTGAAGTCCTCCCCTAGGACACTGACGTTGAAATCAGGAACAATGCTGTCGAACTTTGCGACGAGGTCGTTCTTTGAAACCTGGTTTTTTAAATTTTGATTAAGCCACGGTCCAAGTGAAGTGTCCATCATTTCCGCGTCGCGTATTCCACGCTTCGCCATAAAATCCTTCCACTGCTGCCCACTCATCACTGGGGGTCCTTCTATGATCTCTTCACGCGAACGGAAGAACATCGCCGGTGCGTCCGTTTTCTTCGGCTTAGGAGGCTTGACTGTTTTAGGGTCAATCTTTCCTACTTTCGCATATCGGTCAGTGGGAGACTCTTCCGAGGCTTTTTTCCACCACGCGTCCGCTTCCTTCTTGAGCCTGAAATCTTTTATAGGGTTTCCATGCTTGTCGAACACGGCCCACGGGTATTTCAGTTTCTTGGGTTTTGCAACCTGTCCCGTAATCTGCGGTGCCCATTCACGAAGCTTGTTTATAACCTGTGGGGCTTTCCTGATGATAAGCTTTCCTATTCCACCAGCGGCGTAGCCGTCTAGTGGTGGCACTACTTCTCTCATGTAATCGTATTTCATTTTACTTCCTTTAAAACTATTTTTCCCTTTGCGTCCTTGACGTACTTGAACTTGGGTTTTTTTCGCATCCTGTTAAGAATATCATCCCACCAATCATATACCTGATATTTGTCGACGGGTCCAACATTCTCTGGATCAACGAAATGACGCATCTGGTATCGTCCTAATCCTGTGCGCGGTGCGGTGGATATGAAGGCGTCGTTCTCCGGATTCAGGAAAGGGTATTCCAAGTCCTCATATAGGTCCCTTCCTAACTTCTTCTTCATCTTGTATTCCCATATGTCATCGGCGTACTTGGACTGCAGCTCCACGCTTTCACCTGGGCTGAGGTCAGCCATGTGCGATTTCTTTATATCCGGTCCCTTGATCCGTGATTTCTGGTACGGCCATTTATATCCCGGTGACCAACGGTTCTTGGCCCACGCCTTGTAGCGCCCTGACCTTTTCGGATCAACGCCCTTCCACAATGTCTCCATGACGCGGAGGAAATCCTCCTCCGGCATTTTCTTCGCGAGCTTCTTCAGAATGTTGACTCCAAGCTTGCCAATTCCACCTGCCGCATAGCCATTGACCACGCCGCCTTTGTTATATCCAGGATACTTCCCTTTATGTATTGCCGCAAAAATCTCTTCATAAGTGATATCGCCTCTTTCAAGCATTCGTTTAAACATTCTTTTAGCTTTATCCTTATCTGTTGTTCCTGGCCTTCCCGTAAACAGCTTGGTTTGATATGGAGTCCCCGTGGTGGCCCAGTCAATTAAATTAGCCTGTCTTTCCAAATTATGTGTTCCAATCGGTTTTCCCCTGATAAGGGATTTAATCCCAAAAGCATCATACATGTGTCTTGCCTGCTCCAGTCCTTCCGGGGATAGTTTATTTTTCTGCGCCGCCTTAAAGATCCAAGGATCAGATGTGCCTTTCGCTATATTCACAAGTCCAAATTCAGGGTTCCACATTCTAGGGTTCGCTGATTGCTCAAACGCTTCAAGAGAAGCTTTATTCCCAAAGCCTAACCAATCGGCGTAGGACTCCCTAACGGGAGGAATATGTCCTGTGGTGGCAAATCTTGTAGGAAATAAATCCGTAATTTCTTTATCAGAGTGTCCTCGTGATTTTAAATAATTTTTGACTACTTCTTTATATTGTTCATCAGTTGAAAGTTTACTAAAATCCTCTTTAAAATAGCGCCCCGCTTTTGTCCCATAAGGAGTCGCTGCTTTTAAGTAATCCTCCATGAATTCATCATCACTAATATTTTTCTGGAACTGTTTTAAAAACTGCACTTGTCTTTTTTTCTTTTGATCCTTGGTTCCCTTCCCAAACGCGATGTCAAGAAGACCTCTCTGCTTGTCACGACGAAGTGCCTGTTCCATGACTTCATGGATTCCTCTATTCTGGGTATATGGATTAATATAAGCGTCAAGCTGCGGAACCCATTTTCTCGTGGAACCACTTAATTTACGAGTTGATGATTTCTGGTGAGGTAAATTCATTCCTTTTCCCTCAGCAATATTTTTTTTACGAGACTTACTTTGTTTTTTACTTTGAGCTTCAGCGAGCTCAGGATGCAATCTATGCTTTGCACTTTTTCCTTCAGCAGTAACTTGAGCTGCTTCCCTAACAGTTTGTTTTTTTATGATTCCCTTAGTTTCAGACCTATTAACTGCGTTACGAAAAGCAGTGGATAATCCTACATAGTCCTTAGATGTCGGGGGAATTCCTCCCTTGAAAACAACCTTGTAGCCCTTTTCAAATAAATTCAAGGCGGCATCGGTAGTATTCTTGCCTGTTAAACTTTTTGTATTGCGAAGTATCGCTCTTACGAGAAAGGGTAAAGCCATCTCTAGCCCTTAAACTCGTTCCAAGGTCCCGGTCCGCGTGGCGTGGGTCTAAAATTCTGTATCTTTTCCGTCATGACGTCGTCGAAGACCACGGGGTCCCGATCCCATGAATCTGATATGGTTGCCGCTTCTGCAGGATTATATAAATTCTTTTTCCCCGCTAGCATTATTCCTGCCAGTTCCGCATTTCTAAGAGTCGATGGTTTATAAAAATCCTTTTTTAAAGGCGTCCATGGTCTATTCCACCAATGCGCACCAGTTTGAGGAGGTAAAATAGTTCCTTGCCCTGATAATTTAGGAAACACTTGCCCTACCGCAGTTCTAATGGGAGTGGGCAACTTATCCACTAGACGTGGAATGCCCTTGGTTACAGGGTCAGTGAATTTGTGTCCCAAAGTAGTGAGTGCCTTTCCAGTTCCAGTTGCTGCAGCTTTTTTAGCGCCACCTGTAAACAGCCACGGAAGAATGTTTCCACCTGCGCGTATCCATTCCGATTGGTTCTTATATGGATTGTTTGGTGCCACGTTGCTTGGAGTAATTCCAATTTCATTTGCAAGGTTTTTAAAAGTCTGCGCGTGTCGTGACGGATGTAGCCAATCCGGACCCCACATGATATTCTCACTACCCTGTTTTAATTCTATTAATTCATCATCGTCCTTCGCTACCCATTCATCAATTTTATCAATTTGGTCATTTAATAGTGATCTGTCACTTATGTTTAATTTTATAAAATTTCCATTCTCATCAGTATACCCACCTGCCTGAAGGACGGACTTCTTTTCTTGTTTAAATTCAAGTGCTTCTTTCTTATCGTCTCTTATATCTCTATATTCTGAAGTGTCATAAATCTTGTCGTATATGTCCCCTTCGAATTTCCAACTTTCCATTTCATCACGAAGATCATCTGAAAGTACTGTAAAGGGATTAAGATAGGTTAAAAACTTTCCGATATCTATTCCTTGGGCTGTCCAATCACGTCCTAAATCTCCAAGAAGTCCTAAATCTTCGGTTCCTTTCCCCCATAGCATTTCATGCCATAAAGGATCGTTCCATCTCCACCCCTCTGCCGCTTCAAGCGGAATAGAAGTTTCAGACAGTTCCGGTTCAATCATCCCTTCCGCCATATCCTCACGGATTCCTTGGTCGAGTTTCTTTCTCCAGTCTTTATTTTCTGTAGTTGGTCCTTCCCAATTTTCGAGTATGTCGTATTCTGTAACCATTAGTAATAAACCCTCCCCGCGGTTTCAGCACTTGGCTCATCTTCATAATCATCTTTTAGCATGACGTGGTAGCCCTGTCTATATTTCATGAGGGCCTGCGTGGTTGAATCCACGTAATCGTCGTTGTCACCGAACGGGAATGCGGCGCATTCCTCTATGACCTCTTCGGCGAAATCTTTTTTGGGCGCCCAAACGGCTCCCGCTTCAAAGAGCGGCGCCACGCTGTTTACCCTCGTATGTTTATCATTTCCTTTAGAGGGTGTAAAGTTTATAACAGGGATTCCCATCTTTTGCAACTCATGAGTTAACGGCATCCCTGACGCCTTCGCCTCGATGATGACCATCTCCGGCTCCCAGTACTTGAACTGCTCCATCGCCTCCTTTTTCAGCTCCGGAAAATTCCACCGGTCACGCTTCGCGTCAAGCAAAATCAGCGCCTTTCCCTTGCCATTATCGGGGTCAAAAACTCCCCATGTCGTGATCGCTGAATAATCGGCCGTCTCCTTTTTGGAGAACGCCGTGTCATACGACTGTATGATGAATTCCAATTGAGGGATCTTTTCAGGTTCCCACGTCTGCCACCATTCACGCTTGATAAGCGCACCCTCCTCGGAGGTTGGCTGCTGCATCCATTGCGCCTGCCACTTGGTGAGAGGTATGGAAGCCTTCACTCCCATCAATCCGTCCATGGACCAGAAATTTCCCCACATGGGTTTGTCATTTATGATTGCGGGAAATTCCACGATCTCCCACTCGTCCGACATTTCACTTTTTCCTTGGGCCTCGAGCAGTTTGCCAGTGAGGTCCTTGACAGACCATCTGGTCATAACTAATACTATGGCACCGCCAGGTTGAAGCCTTTGACGAGGACCAGAAGTATACCACTCATAATGAGACTCCAAAACAGTAGGTGAAAGAGCATCCTGTTCTGAGTGAGGGTCATCAATAATAAGCAAATCGGCACCACGGCCAGTAATAGCGCCGCCGACACCAGCAGCAAAATACTCACCGCCATGATTTGACTCCCAACGGCCAGCAGCCTTAGAATCCGCCGCCAATCTAACATTCGGAAAAACCTTTTCATATTCTGATGACTCTATCATGTTCTTCGCCTTTCGTCCAAAGCGTATTGCCAATTCGCCCGTATGTGTTGTCTGAATCAGTTTGGCTTTTGGATGGCGGCCCATGAAAAAGGCAGGAAATAGGTGTGAGGCAAATTCTGACTTTGTATGTCGAGGAGGCATATTGACGATAAGGCGTTTTAGCTCCCCATTTGCTATTCTGTTCAATTTCTCTGCGTAAATTTTGTGATGCTTTCCCTGGATAAAGTCGGGCCACACACTTTTAACAAAAGTCAGGAAATCTTCCTGAGAAGCTTCCTGCTTTTTTGCGAGCTCACCTCTTAAAAGAAGCTTGAGCGTGTTTGTGTCCAAAGATTCTAAAGTAGAAACATTTTCCATTTTTTAAAAATTTTTTTAAGATTCCAATTATAACGTTTTTATACATGATTGTCACTCTCAGACTTGCCTTCGGGAAATTCTAGAGGAGGTAGACGAAAAAGGGGGGTTCCCCCTTCGGATATAGGGAGATAGGAGCGGGCGGCGAACGGAGTGAGCCGCTAAGTCCCGGGCGCCAGCCTGCGACACTTTGTCGCATGCGACATAATGCCCGGGCGACTTATCCACAGGATATCCACACTGTTGCAATAATACAACAAGACAATGATAATGAAGTATGACATAAAGATAATTAGAAATAGAAAGGATAGTATGACTAAACAAGAATTTAAAACTACTGTTGGTATTGGTTTCTTCAGTTGTAAATGGATTAAGAATAATGGACAAGTTGCCAAGATTAAACGAGGTATACTTGGTCAATATGCTTGGCGATTTACTCACGACCCAATAGCCAA